TGGTGCTACCTACGTTAACAGAATAGATAACTTAGAAGCCCAGATTGGTGGAATCGGTGATACTGAGCAAGCTCAAAAGGTTATTGAAGAACGATTTGCGACAATAGAGACATCTGTGCAATACTTAGAAAAACAAATAAACGATATTGATGTTCCAGATGTTACTGAAATAAAAACAGACATTGCGACCATCAAAGCTGATATACAAAGCTTAGATAAAGCTATAAATAAGCTAGATAATAAAAACCCATTGGCAGGTTAATATGAAATTTAATTTAATTAAAAATGTTGTAGGTGCTTTAGCCCCTACGCTTGGTTCAGCGTTAGGTGGACCATTAGGCGGACAAGCAGCATCTGTTATAGCAGGTGTGCTTGGTTGCAAACCTGAACCTAAAGCTATCAATCAAGCCATACAATCAGCCACACCAGAACAAATGCTTGAACTTAAAAAAGCAGAACAAAACTTTGAAGTGCAAATGAAAGAACTAGAAGTAGATATCTTTGCATTAGAAATAGCAGACAAACAAGATGCCAGAGGCAAGTTTAGCAAAGACTGGACTGCTCGTATTATGGGTATTGCTGTTGTTGGTGGTTTTATGGGTTATATATTTTTAGTTACTTTACAGCCACCAGAACAAAACAGCGAAGCATTAATTAATTTAGTGCTTGGTTATTTAGGTGGTTTAGCATCGGCAGTAATATCATTTTACTTTGGTGCTTCTAATACAGGAAACAGTGATGGTAGCTAAACCCACAGTGCAATCAGTTTCTTCTCAGTTAAATTCTCACGAGGCAAAATGCGAAGAAAGATGGAAGACCATATTCAAAGAAACAGCAGAAATAAAACAAGAAATGAACGATCTAAATGGAACGCTAAAGATGGCTTTGTTTGGCTCTTTCGGCTTTATGGCTACCTTGCTAACCGCATTTATTCTAGGCGTATTCAACGGATAATGCATATTTCAGAAGAAGGTCTATGCCTTATTAAAAAATTTGAAGGTTGTGAGATGCGGGCATACACATGTGCTGCTGGAGTTCCCACAATTGCTTATGGCAGAACAAAAGATGTCAAAATGGGCGACACTTGCACAAAAGAGCAAGCCGAAGAATGGCTTAAAGAAGAAATTAAAGAATACGAAAACCATGTAGAGGATGCTGTAATAGTACCTTTAAATCAAAATCAATTTGATGCTTTGGTTTCATGGACTTACAACTTGGGTCCAACCAATCTAAATAATTCAACCATGTTAAAAGTTTTAAACCAAGCTGATTATGAGAACGTGCCAGCTCAAATAAAAAGATGGAACAAAGCGGGCGGAAAAGTGCTTGAGGGTTTAACTCGCAGGCGAAATGCCGAATCTCTTCTCTTTGAAGGTAAGGAGTGGGGTAAAATTTAGGAGTCAGTTTGCCACATGCCACTACACGCATAGCGTTAGCAGGTGAATATTTGGCAGCATCATACTTGCTGAGATTTTGCGACTCTGTTATTTTAGCTCCACAAGCTCACAGAAGTGACTTAATACTAGACCATCAGGGCGAACTTTACAGAGTACAAGTCAAAACAACCAATTCAACTTACCTTAGAAGAAATAAAAATTTCTACCGATGGGAGTTGCGTGCAGGAAGAAGAACTGCAAAAAAAACAAGGCAAGATTCACAGGAAAGATATGGCGATGGACAAATAGATTTATTTTGTTTTGTAGCTTTGTCTATTGATAAGGTTATATTTATGCCATTTAATAGCAAAAAAAACTTAACAGAGTTTGCTAAAACAGAAGATAACTTGAAAGCAATTGACACAGAAACCTCTTTGCAAGACTGTCTAAACTATATAAATAAAACCCCAAAATTAAATCCTTTGGATTTGGAGTAAAATAAGTTAGAATCAACACTTAACAAAAGAGGGAGCCTATGAAATCAACCAAACGAAATACCTTTACTTTAGACACAGCATTAATAAAGCTTCAGACGATCTTAGAGGAAAGGGATGACGATTATGGTAGCTCCAATGATTTTTTTGATGACTTGGCAGATATGTGTAATGTTATTTTAGGCAACAAACTATCAGAAAAACTTAACGGCAGTGATGCCGCAAATATCATGCTTTGCATGAAACTAATTAGAATTTCGCAAAATCCAAGCCATGAAGACAGCTGGATTGACACAGCAGGTTATGCCGTATTAGGACTATTAAAACAAGAAGAACTGTGTGAAAATGAAGATTGACATGTTTCTTGTGGGTATCTATATATATCTCCTCTCTCTCATAAACTCATGTCTCGGGAAGCTGGTGATTCTCCCCCCTATTGAAATTGTCCAGCTTCCCACCTGATATGCTAGATTTAGACAAAATAAAATCATTCGATATTTTATCCAAAGATGAGCAGATAGAAGCTTTAACACTTATTGAAAAGTGGAAAAATATCAAAGGCAATGAAAAATGCAGACATGATTTTTTAGAATTTGTTCAAGCAATGTGGCAAGGTTTTATCATGGGTAGGCATCATAAAATCCTTGCCGAAAAGTTTAACCGCATAGCACAAGGCAAACTCAAAAGATTAATTGTTTGCTTACCACCAAGACACTCTAAATCAGAATTTGCATCTACATTCTTTCCTGCATGGATGATGGGTTTAAACCCATCTCTTAAGATTATTCAAGCCACTCACACCGCAGAACTAGCAGTACGATTTGGTCGAAGAGTTAGAAATATTATTGACTCGGAAGACTATCAATCGGTCTTTCCGAACATTAGCCTGTCGGGTGACAACAAGTCAGCAGGAAGATGGACAACCAATGATGGCGGTGAAGCTTTCTATTCAGGTGTTGGTGGTGCCATCACTGGTCGTGGTGCAGATTTATTAATTATTGATGACCCTCACTCAGAGCAAGATGCCATGTCTCCAACTGCCATGGACGGTGCTTGGGAATGGTACACATCAGGTCCACGGCAAAGGTTACAACCGGGCGGTACTATCATTTTGGTCATGACCCGTTGGTCAACCAAAGACTTGGCTGGTAGATTGTTAAAAAGACAAAACGAAGAACACGCAGATCAGTGGGAGCTGGTAGAGTTTCCAGCCATCATGCCTGACTCTGACGAACCTTTGTGGGGAGAGTTTTGGAAGAAAGAAGAGTTACTTGGTGTTAAAGCGTCACTGCCAATATCCAAGTGGAATGCTCAGTGGATGCAGAATCCAACCGCAGAAAGTGGGTCGATCATTAAAAGAGAGTGGTGGCAAACTTGGGAGAAAGACGATATACCTGAATGCGAATGTGTCATACAAAGCTACGATACTGCATTTAGTGCAAAAGAAACTGCTGACTATTCGGCTATAACGACATGGGGCATATTTAATCCCGATGAGGGCGATGAATCAGCCATCATACTTTTGGACGCAACAAGACACAGAGTGGACTTTCCAGAGCTTAAAAGCATAGCTTTAGAAGAATATAAATACTGGGAGCCAGACATTGTTTTAATTGAGGCAAAAGCCAGTGGCACGCCTTTAACACAAGAGTTAAGAAAAATAGGCATACCTGTGCAATCTTACTCTCCAAGCAGAGGGCAAGACAAAATAGCCAGAATGAACTCAGTTTCACCGATGTTTGAGAGTGGCATGGTGTGGGCAACAGAAGATTCTTTTGCAGAAGAAGTAATAGAAGAAATGGCTTCTTTCCCGTACGGAGAAAACGATGACTTTGCGGATTCCGCAACCATGGCTCTAATGAGAATTAGGCAAGGTGGTCTAATAGAGCTAGGCACAGACTATCAAGATGAGGTATCATTTGACAGAAGGAAACTAAGTTATTATTGATGAAAATATTTGTTACAACTTTTTACCATGACGGTCAGTCTTTTGATGGACCAAAGATACACGCAGAAAACTTAGAAACTGCTGAGTTAATCGCTGAGGTAGATGGATACATTATTGAAGGCGAATTAACAGACTTGGTTCAAACCAAACAAGATAAAAGAGTATTACATTAATGATTGAAAATAAAGGCGATAACAGCCGTTTCTCAAAAAACAAAACCTTCTTGCAATCGTATCACAATGACGTGGTCGGCTCTGGTCGACAGGGTTTAGAAGTTTCTCCCAGAGGTGGAGAAACAGTAACAATGAAAATTATGGGGTTAAATATTAACGGCAAAGAATATTTATTGCCAAGCTATAATCCAGAAACAAAGCAGATTATGTCTCCTCAAGAAATGGTAGAGAAATTTAAACCAGTAATTGAATCAGGCATAATAGAAGGATACAAAAGTCCTGATGAGGCTGAATTGGATCGTAAAATCATGTATCCTACTATTGTTGGTAACTTACCATCAGTGGGAAATAATATTAAAAAATTATCACAATCATTAATGGCAAACAGAAAATAATATGGCAATAGAAAGAAGATTAGGCACAGAAGAAAACCCAGACATCATTGATCAAGGTAAGTCAATTGAGATAGAAGCTGAGGCTCCTAGCTTTGAAGATCAGCTCATGGAGTCTTTAGAAGTAACCATTAAAGATGATGAAATCATTATTGATGAAGCACAGGTAGAAGAGGAAGAACAAGTTCCATTTGAGGCTAACTTGGCTGAATACCTTGACGATTATGTTTTAGGTTCTATTTCTAAAAAATTAATTAGTGATGTAGACAGCGACAAGGAGTCCAGAAAAGAATGGATGAAGACCTATACAGACGGTCTTAAATATCTTGGCATGAGATTTGACGAACAAAGAAGCCAACCATTTGAAGGCTCAAGTGGCGTTATTCACCCTATATTAGCCGAATCTGTTACTCAGTTCCAAGCTCAAGCCTACAAAGAACTTCTCCCAGCACAAGGACCAGTCAAGACACAAATTATTGGTCAAAGAAATGCTAACACAGAGATGCAGGCTGAAAGAGTTTCTGAGTTTATGAATTACTACATCATGAACGAGATGCCAGAATACGATCCTGAATTAGATCAATTGTTGTTCTATCTACCGTTATCAGGAAGTGCATTTAAAAAAGTTTATTACGATGCGTCTAAAAGAAGACCTGTATCCAAGTTTATTCCTGCCGAAGATTTGTTGGTGCCTTATGAGGCTACCGATCTTCTAAGTGCAGAAAGAGTAACGCATATAGTTTCTATGAGTAGCAATGAGGTAAGAAAATTACAGCTTTCTGGATTCTACATGGACACTGAACTAACAGGAAACGATGTAGAAATTAGAGATACAGTATCAGAAGAAATTGACAAAATACAAGGCATAGAGCCAGAATACAGCAACGATGAGCAAAGAAAATTGTATGAAATTCATACAGTTGAAGACATTGAAGGATTTGAAGACTTAGACGAGAATGGCGAACCAACTGGATTAAAACTTCCATACATCATCACCATAGACGAATCATCTCAAACTGTTTTATCCATTAGAAGGAATTACGAACCAGAAGACCCTATCAGAAACAAAATTAATTATTTTGTTCAGTATAAGTTCTTACCGGGTCTTGGCTTCTACGGCTTAGGGTTATCACACATGATTGGCGGTCTATCAAAAGCCACCACATCTATTTTGAGACAATTGATTGATGCAGGAACATTGTCTAATCTGCCAGCAGGGTTTAAAGCTCGTGGCATAAGAATTAGAGATGAAGCATCTCCATTACAGCCGGGTGAGTTTAGAGATGTTGATGCACCGGGTGGAGCTTTAAGAGATTCTCTCATGCCACTGCCATACAAAGAACCAAGTTCTGTTTTATTTAGTCTGTTAGGACTATTGGTTCAAAGCGGTCAAAGATTTGCTTCTATAGCAGATATGAATGTTGGTGACTCAAACGCAGCTATGCCAGTTGGAACAACAGTAGCCTTATTAGAAAAAGGAACAAAAGTTATGAGTGCGATTCATAAAAGATTGCACTATTCACAAAAAAGCGAATTCAAAATATTAGCCAGAGTCTTTGGTGAATTCTTACCGCCTGTATATCCTTACGAAACAGGAAGTGGATCAAGAGAAATTAAGTTAGAGGATTTTGATAGAAAGGTAGATATTATTCCTGTATCAGACCCTAACATTTTCTCCATGAGTCAGCGTGTTGTTTTAGCTCAAGAGTTACTGGCGATGGTTCAATCAAATCCAGAGATTCATGGTCCACAAGGATTGTACGAAGCTTACTATAGAATGTACGCAGCTTTGGGCGTAGATAACATAGAATCTTTGTTAATGCCACCACAAGACACAACGCCTAAGCCAGTAGATGCAGGCATAGAAAACAGTGGCTTATTGCAGGGAATTCCTGCCAATGCTTTTGAACAACAGAACCATGAAGCACACATAGAGGCTCATAAAACCTTGTTTTTAACACAAGGCGTACAAATGAATCCTCAGCTACAATCAATAATCATTGCTCATGTCATGCAACATTTACAGTTCTTGGCTAATCAAATGGCAGAAGAACAAATGCCACCAGAAGCAAAACAACAGATTGAGCAGATGATGCAACAAGCACAACAAATGGATGTACCATCACAACAAATGGTTCAGCAACAAGTGCAGTCAATGATTGAGGGCATTAGCTCTCCAATATTGGCACAGCTATCAAGTCAATTCTTATCTTCAATTCAACCTCCAGCACAACAAGACCCACTGGTTGCTATTAGGCAACAAGAGCTTGGATTGCGTGACAAAGAGATTGAAATGAAAAACCAACAGTTCTCTTCTAAAGAGCAACAGGATGCAATGGAAAAATCTGCTGAACTGCAATTACAAAAACAAAAAGCAGATCAACAAGCAATGAATGCATCAGACAAAAATGACATTGCAAAAGACAGACTCAAGCAACAAGCTGAGTTAAAACTAATTGACCTACAAGCGAGGATGAATAAATGACAAGTTCAATCAACAGAAAAATACAAGAACAAATAAAAGAAAAAAAAGCTCTTGAGAAACAAAAAACAGCAAATGCTGAGGCATTAATTAGCAACGTAGAAATACTTGAGCCAGAGCAAATGGCTGAAGTTGAAGTGGTTGCTGAGAAAGTGGTTAAAGAAAAACCAAAGCCTAAAGCTAAAGCCAAACCAGTTGCAAAGAAAAAGAAAGTTGCAAAAAAGAAAAAATAAGTGGGTAGAGACTACAAACAAGAATAC